CGTCGTTGCAAATATCGTCAATGGCACTTTCAACTTCTGGGTGAAGTGACATCTCTCTATATTTTTTGATGAAGTCTACTTCTGTTTTATATGTGCCATCAAAATCAAGATAGGCACCAAAATATCCACCAGCATCTATGTAATTTGCATCATCTAGAACTGGTGGAACAAAGGACTTTATCTCCTTCATTCCTTTTGCATCTTTAGGATCTACATTAGGTGATGGTTGTTCTTTTTTTCCAATAGTAAAACCAAATATATCAATTGGCATAGTCTCACATACCTTTACTGTTATTATTCACTGGGGAAAGCAGCATCACCAAGAGGAACACGATTATTACCGGAACCATCATTGGTCAACCAGTAAGAGTAAGTTAGTGTTACTGTGAATTCTGCTAATGCTTCATTGTCATAAGCCGTATCTACTGAACCAACTGTTTTTGGCCAACAGTGGAACATTGTATATGTTTTGATTGGACTGCCTTTTCTGTCCAATTGGTCTATTGACCAGTTTGGAAACAACACGTTGTTCAAGTTATGCTCTTGATCTGCTGTGTTTTCAACTGCGTCGTTGAGATCATTAGACCATCTTTCAAATGCATTTCTCAGTTCAAACTCACCATCAGAAAGAACAGTGATTTCCCAATCACCATATGTTCTTCTTCCGGGAAGTTTGATGTTTCTTCCTCTGTAGTCAACAGAAATCTCTCCCAACTCAGAGGCGGGAAGAGATGCAGCCTTGATTAGAAAGCCTGTCTTATCTGGAAGTGTTGTTTTTCCAATGGCTCCTTGAACTCGGAAAAACGAGGGACGAACACCACCAGATGAAAGTGCTGATTTGAATCGTTCGATGTTCATGTGTGTTTATCTCCCTTAGTATCTATATCGGTTTATTAAGAAGCACCGCCAATTTCATCAAACGAAACACCAGTTCTTGTTGCAATGAAGTTGAGAGTGATGAAGTTGATGGAACGAGTTGGTTTGATAAAGATATCAGCAACAAACTCATTTCTGTCGATTACTTCACCAGTGTTGTTGGTTTCATCGCATACAACCTTGAAGTCAATGATGCCTCGTCTAGACTGAACATCGCGAAGGAATGGCTCAATGAGTTGTCTAAACTGTGATCTAGTAAATGCATCGTTCTGCTCAAAGAGTGAGAACTTGGCAGCAGTAGCAATTGCCTTCTCTAGAACAATGAACAATCTACGAACATTGATTCTGTAGAATGCACTTGGTTTGCTCTGCATTGTCTTATCACCAAAGAGAATGGTGCCTTCACCGGGGAAGGAAACAACTGGGTTTACTCCTGCGGAATAAAGATCATCTCTTTGTGCCCGAAGTGGATTATATGCAAGTTTGACGACTCCACGAAGTTGTCCTCTATTGAAACCGGCAGGCGAGAACCATGTCTCGGTTTCGTTGTCAGAGCGAACTGCGATACCAGCGATATCACCGTTCATTGGAACGAAGCGGAAGACATCGTTGAATCGGTCATACATATACTTCCAACCAGAGTCTAGAACTGCATAAGAAGACGAAACATTTACGTTGGTGCTGGTATAGTCTTCATCACCACCAGCATCATTGCCATTGGTTCCATCTCTATAGGCAACCACGTTTGCGGTAGCAACTGCGGCAGACTTGGAGGTGTCTCCTGTGTTGATCACTGCATTCTTTGGAGGAGAAAGGAATACAACTGCATCCTTTCTAGCAGTTACCATGTCAATGAGTTGCTTGGTTTGAATACTCTCAGCTGGACCACCAAGAATCAATGAAATATCAACTGTTTCTGGATCAGCAAAATATTCATATCCATCGGTGTAAAAGTCATTTCCTGTTGGAAGTCCGGCTGAACCACCTGTTAGTGATCCATAGAAGTTGGTGGAAAGTAGGGCAAAAGTAGAACCGCCAACGGAAGAAGATTCTGTGTTCCATGCTGCACCTGCTGTAAGTTGAGTTGGTTTGGTTGCAGTCCAAATATATCTGGAATTATCATTGATGTAATCCTTCCAGTAGATACTGGAGCCATCAAGTGCCTTTGCATTAGTTGCCTTAGATAGAGAACCAAATCTTTCTAGAACAGTTCCCTTGGTTCCACTCCAATCACCATCTTCGTCGATAACGATGGTGTGAACCAAGTCAAAACTGTTTCCATGATTTTCGACAAATGCACTGGTTTCTGGTAGTTCAACGTCAAACTCGTTGTGATACTTCCAAAGCATTCTTGCATTTGTTATACCATCAGCATTGACAAAGGTGTTTCCTGTGGTGATCTTGCCGAGAATGGTAATTGTAAGTTCAGAGGTAGCAGTAGTTCCAGCAGCAAAACCAAATCCACTTGCACCGATTCCGATTGTGGAACCTGATGATGTGCCATGGGTTATACCAGTAACATATGCATAACCTGCTACTCCACCCTGCTCGACTTTGATGTAGTCACCAGCAGACAGCAAATCGTCTGCACCAGTTCCACTTGCATTGAAGGATTGTGCAGCAGCAGTTAGTCCAATTGCTGTAGTTGCAGGAACCTTTAAAGTTGCAAGAGAAGGACTTGCAGTGTATCCAGTGATGACCTGTGGTGTTCCTCTCTTGAATTGAAGTAAATCGCTACCACTGACAGCAGTGCTAGTTTCTTCATGGAAGAAGGTAGTGGCAGATGTTGTTGTTGGAGAATCAGAGAATCCTCTTGAATCTCCGGGACTTGCAAAAAT